GTGACAACTACCATCACGAAAACAAAAATTTATAAAATCTTCACCATCTAAAGAAGTATACCTATCTACCAATAAATCAGATAATTTTTCAAACAGTCTTTCGAACCCACTTTTTTTTACTATATCTATATAATCTATTCCCAAAATACTTTATTTTATAAAAATAAATATCTATAATTGTAATAAAATTGTAGATGGCAAAATTATATTTTAGGTACTCAACAATGGGTGCTGGTAAATCATTAGACTTATTGAAAACTGCATATAACTATGATGAGAGAGAAAAAAATGTAATTCTTTTCACGTCTTGTTTAGATAATAGACATGGAACTAAAAAAGTTGCGTCTCGTGTAGGAATAAGTAGAGAGGCACACGTTTTTGATGAGACTACTAACATATTCCAATTTGTAACAGAAAACTGTTATGGTTGTGATTGTGTGTTGATTGACGAATCACAGTTCTTAACTAAAGATCAGGTGTGGCAATTAACTAAAATTGTGGATGAGTTGGAGTGTGATGTTATCACATACGGTTTGAGGTCAGATTTTAAAGCGGAGCCATTCGAAGGATCAATTTATCTTATGACTTGGGCAGATGAAATTGAGGAATTAAAAACAGTATGCAAATATGGTAGTAAAGCCTCTATGAATATGAGACTTAATAATGACATACCTGTTTTTGATGGTAATAAAGTTATGATAGGTGGTAATGATTCTTACTTACCAGTTTGTAGAACACATTATAAAAAAATGAAAGAAAAATATGGAAATTCTTAACACTCACCCAATTAAAAAATCAGATTTAGGGTTTCACGGTAATCTGTTTGGTGGTAAATTACTTGCTTGGATTGATGCTTCTGCTGCAGGTTACTCGATGCAGTTATGTGATACACCCAGAATGGTTACAGTAAGTATTGATCAATGTAATTTTGAGAGGCCTGCAAAGGAAAGTCAACTACTAAAAATATACGCTAAACCTATGAAGGTTGGTACCACATCTATGACACTATATATGGAGGCTAGAGCACATAACGTTTACACAGGTAAACAAGATTTAGTTCTTAAAACTAACATAACATTTGTTCAAATAGATGAAGGTGGTAACCCTATACCATTAGGTGAAAAGGCTAGAAGAAGAATCGATAGTATGATAGAAACCCCAATTAAGTAATATTTTTAAAAACTCATTTGTTTTTTAGAATATAATGTTGTATATTTGTTAAAAAAAATATGGATAATTTAAATCTCATTAACAGTAATACTCTATCCCAATCTAAATTCTATGAATCATATAAAATTTTAGGGTACGATACTGTTAAAAGATATATTAAAGATGAATTTGATAGGGATGAAGTTGTCCAACAAGGATTTATAAAAATATTTAAATTAATTGATACACCAATAGATGTAAAAAATTTAAACGGTTATCTATATAAGATTTTTAGAAATTGTGCCTTAGATCATTTAAGAAAGAAAAAATATACTTATGAGTATGATGACAATTTACACTTTGATACTATTGATGAGGTAGATTGTAAACAAGATATGTTGACAGATATTGATGAAGAAATTGAAAAATTGAGTCCTATGTATAATTTAGTTTTTAAATGTTATCACATAGAAAATATGTCACATAAAGACATCTCAAAAAAATTGGGTATTTGTGAAGGTACATCTAAATCTAATTTACATAAGGCAACTAAGAGAATACAAAACAAATTAAAAACTAAAATATATGAATAAAATGTTAATCATTGTAGGGATACTTTTATTGTGTTCTTGCGCGTCTACAAAAAAAACTGAATGTGATGCATATGGTAAGAGTAATGTAACAGAGTTAAAGTCTAATAAAACAAAGTAAAATATGTTAGATAAAATTTTAGAATGGTTTCCTGAAGAAGATATTCTTAAGGCGGATGGTTTCGATGAGGCAATCATAGGTATTGAAACTAATGAAATGAGGTTAATTTACTCAGTCAGTAAGTGTATACAAATACTATGTAGAGATATGAACGAAGAAGAGGCGGTAGAATTTTTTGACTTTAATGTTAGGGGTAGTTATGTGGGTGATAAAACACCTATATGGTGTGTTGATGATCTTTAAATATATATGGATTGTTATAATTGTAAATTCAGAGGTGGTGTAATTGGTAGTGCACATTCTTCTTGTAAAGTGATATCCCAAACCAACACTGAAAATTCGTCTATGTTGGAGTTGTTACTATCTACACATCAAGTTAGATTAACTGCGGATGAAAAGGATTTAGTAGAACTTAACCCAAACGGTATTAGTAATGGTTGGGCTAATTGGCCATTAGATTTTGATCCTGTTTGGGTTGATAGTTGTAAATTTTATAGCGAAAAACAATAGTATGTTATATTTATATTATAATAACAAACTATAAAAACTTTATATTATGAGTAAAGAACAAATTTTAGGACTTATCAGACACATATTGACATCTGTGGGTGGTGCAGTAATTATGTTGGGTTATTTCGATGAGGCGATTGTTACTGAAGTTACTGGTGGATTGATGACTGCGGTTGGTTTCGTATGGTCAGTCATAGACAAGTATAAGGCATCTTAAAAAAATAAAAAATAATATTTTTAATCCATATAGAATTCTATATGGATTTTTTTTTGCTTAATTATTTGTTTTTATGAAAATAAAATACTATATTTGTACCACTAAAAAGTTTATATGAAATATTTTAAAATTTTATTGATGTGGTTTGGGTTTATGGTAATGACATCATTATACGGTGAGTACATCGTAAGTAGAGAGGTAAATGGGTTTATCCAACTTTTAGGTTTCGCACTGTTGGTTATTACCCTAATATTTTTAGGAGACGAAACAATTAATGTATTATTTAAAAACAAAAAAGAAGAAAAATGATTGGACTTAGTATTTTTATTTTAGGATTATTATTTGCAGGGTTTACTGCATACAAAACAAAAAATCAAATGACTGGTGGTAAATGGAATGAGTTTCAACTCAAATGGTTACTTAAACCAATAGGTATTTTATTACTATCCATTATCATTGCGTTAGTACAACCTTTCACTATTGAAAGGGTTGATACAGGTTATAAAGGTTTAAAGATAAACCTAACTGGTGGACAAAGAGGTGTATCAGACTATCAGTATAAAACAGGATGGGTAATGTATAACTCTTGGACTGAGCAAGTTAAAGAATTCCCCCTATACCAACAACACATCGAATACGATGAACAAACTGTTATCACAAAAGGTGGGTTTGCTGCGACGATTAAACCATCCTTTAACTATTCTTTGAGAGAGGATGCTATTGGAGATATGTTTGTTAATCTAAGATTGGAAACCAAAGCAATTGAACAAGGTTGGTTGAAAAATGCAATTGTATCTTCAGTTAATGATGTGGCAAACAGATGGGAAGTAGATGCCATTTTTAATCAGAGAGAACAGTTTGAAGCTGCAATTGTGGCAGAGTGTAATAAGAGAGTGGAGCAGTGGTTTTTAGTGTCCCAATTAAGAACTAATATTATTCCACCAACATCTTTACAACAGGCTATTGAGGGTAAAACTAAGGCAGTACAAGAGGCACAAGCCGCACAACAAAGAACATTAGTGGCACAAGCAGAGGCACAAGAAAAGATGGCAATTGCTAGAGGTGACTCCGCAAAAACTATCATCAATGCAAACGCAGCAGCACTCGCAATGAAGATTAAACAAAAGGAATTGACTCCTTTATACGTTGAGTTTGTTAAGGCATCTGCTTGGAATGGTGCGCTACCGACTACTATGGCTGGTGGATCAGGAACTTTCTTAAATATAAAGAATTAAAATAAAAAATACCTCATATAAACTTAATTAAATCCATACGAAAGTGTGGATTTTTTATTTTTGTGTAGTATTTATATGTAGTAAGATATTTTATATATGGAAAATTTAAATGAAGAAATAGACAGAATCAAAAAGTTAATGTTATTTGAGTCCTCTGAAGTTAAATCTGATGTTGAAACAGATACTGAAGAAACTGAAAATGTTACTGACAATGAAGATGAAGGTGATAAAAATTTTATGGTTTATGGTGATACCGTAATAAAAGTTTCTGGTGGTTGGTTAAAAGATAATAAAAATAGA